TCCCTGGAATACCTCCGTAGATGCTTCCTGATACAAGTCCGTTAAAGATGTACGAACCTGTATCGATAAAATTACTAGTGTCACCAGCAGCGACACCATCACTAACAAGAGAAGCGTATTCATTTCCGATCTCCTTTACTACATCCTCTAAAAAATTCATTAATCCCTTTTAAATAATTTGGTGATATGATTAGAACGTTTCAATGCACGTTCAAACCATTTGGCTTCGTCTATATCAAAAAATTCCTTCTCCTCTAGCATTCTACCAGCACTAAAGGCTTTCTGATATTCAACAATGTATGTGGTCATCCGAATAAAAATTCAAGGTTGGCAACTTTTTCTGGCTTCCATCCAATCTTATCCATTATGACCTTAATAGGTTCTAAGAAACTCTTAGAGAATTGTAGGTCATAGTCCACCTGTTTGTCAAGTCCAAACTCCTTTGGAAGAGTCTGTAGATAAGAAATCACATTCTCTCCAAACTTGTTTGGGGTCTTGAGATAAACAAATTTAATCTTTTCACCATCCTGTATTAATGGATACTTATGAGTTAACTTGTTCTTCTTGTTATAATGATTGTAGAGTAGAGCACCACGCACATGTATAGGTGTGCCTTTGCTGTAAATACTGGATGGGTTCGCCCACTTATTTATCCCATTGCATCCTCTAGGGAATGAAACATCTTCAACTGGTAACTGGTCAAAACTATCTCTAAAATTTTTAATAAAGATCTGTGCTTCTTCTTCTCCCTCGTTCATAATAACCTTCAAACACTCTTTAATCTTATCTCTACAGGCACCAGGAGTGGATGATTTAACACACTCTATACCCATAACTTTTAACTTGGGTTCAGCATACTGAACACCTTCACTATTGAATACGTTGAGAATATATCTTTTCTTTGCTGTCCATATACCTTTGTTAGCAATGTTCTCTCGCTTCATTATCATCTTCTGCTCGTACGCTCCAACGTAGTCGGCCAGTTCTTGGTAAGAACCTTCAATAAAAGGTTCAAATTTAGTTTCACACACCTTGTCAAGGAACCTAACAACGCTCTCATCAGTTTTCTCTCTCCCCTTGTATACACTTTGTACCAAAGAACCAAGGTTGAGGTAGATACTATCAGTATCGCTGGCAATAACATAATCTTCTCCTTCAGTTTTAAGTATCGTATTAAGATACTGATTCATTTTGTTTTCAATCCATCTAATACTAACCTGTCCTGACAGAGTAATAGCCTCTGCATTTGCTAGGTTATAGTATCTAAAGTACTGATTACCAATAGCACCATAGGCAGAGTTCAACTGAATCTTACGTGCCATCTGAATGTTATTGTACTTACTAATATCCTTCTTCAGTTTTTCACTTGGGTTCTTCTCATACGCACTCTTAGCTTTAAGCATTAACTTCTTATAGATCGTACGTTCATCGTAAATCTTCTGCATAATCTTAGGTAGGAACCCATGCACATCCTTACGGTACTGAGCACCGTTAGCACATACTGCAAACTCTCCTGAGAAATCAATCTCTTGATTTAGGATCCTTTCAACGCTCGAACTGGGATGTCGAGTCTCCCAGAGGGTCTCTGGGGAGATATTATACTGCATAATAAGATGAGGATACAGACTGTTGAGGTCAAAACTGACAACCCAATCATACTTTCCTGGAATCGGTTCCTTGACATAAGCTCCTGCGTACTTCTCATCTTTTTTAGATCCCTTTCGGGGTGGGACAACGATGTTCTTATCACTCAAGTAATTGTAGATAATAGTATCCCACATGCGTACCTGAGAATATACATCCTCAAAGTTTGCCTTAGCATCATAACTCATAGTTATGGCAAGTTCAAGCAACTTCATCTTATCTTCCAATCTGTCAATCAACTCAACGTCTTGGATGTTGTATTCAATAAACTTCTGCCAATCAGATGTGTAGAAGTCTTTAAAGTTATCATACTCACTATGGTCTACCTTACGCTGACCTAGTTCCACAAAAGCGATGTGATCGAGTCTGTATGATTCCTGGTTAGTATAAGTAAACTTACGGTAAAGGTCGAGATAGTCAAGAATGTTGATACCAGACACATCGTAAGCATAATTTTTACGTCCTTGTACATAAACTTCTCTTTCGTTTGCTCTGTTCCAAGGTGATAGTGACTTCATCCACTTCTCACCTAATATCCTATTCACCCTACGTGCAATATAAGGTACGTCATATAGGTTAACGTTCCATCCTGTAAGTATGTCTGGAGTATTCTCAACCCACCACTTAATAAAGTGTGCAAGCATTTCCCTTTCAGTGTCATAGATAAATGCTTTGACACCATCAGGTACTTCAAACTCTCTAACTGCCCATACAAAAAATTCTTTCGATACCATATCTTTAATGGTAATCGAAAGCATCTCTTCTGCTGCTGCTTCTACATCAGGGAATCCATTCTCACATTGAACCTCAATGTCCAACGCAAATATTTTCATTTGATTGATATTGTAATCAATCTCACCAGGAAACTCACGTCTTATATACTGATATACAAAACGTTCATAACCATGCACTTCAAAATTCTCTACACCATCATACTTTTTAATAAACTCTCTAGCATCTCTAGCAGTTAAGAACTCCATAGGAGCAACAGATCTACCATCAAGTGTCTTATACATCTCATTCTTTTTAGAAGGTAAGTATAAGGTAGGTGAAAACTTAGTACGAAATTGTACTGGTGTTCCATCTTGATATCCCCTATAGAGGATAGTGTCGCCAGCTAGTTGAATGTTGGTGTAGAACTGACTCATTGCTTGTTGTATAACTCAACCAAAGATGGACTTGGGTCTAGTATACTCATAATTGTGTCAGAAGTCAAGAAGACATCACGTTGTGCTGTGAATGATGGAAAAGGTACAATCTCTTCCTCAGAGATAACCTCATAACATCCTTCTACAAGGATACTAGGTTCCTCATCCAGCTCCGTCACCTTCCCCAACAGGTATTCCTGTCGTTGTTTCAGCAGTATCACTTTCAACTGCTGTTGAATCATTTCCTCCTCCATTTACAGCCTCCACTAGTTCGTTGTATTTGTCAATGACCTCTTCAAAGGTCTCGTAAGCACTTACCACTTCATCCATTTTAAGCATGATAGTATGGTCTTTTGAAAAAGGTGCCCACGGTTGGAAACTAATCTCTGGTGAAGATAGTTTCTGAATATTTCCATCACCATTAGGAGATGGGTCTGTTAGATACAGATTATAAGGATGCCTTAATTGAAATGCTATTGGCTTTTCAGGGTCTTCCTTAGATGTCACTTCATACAAATCGGCTACTACGTCTTCACCGTTTCGCATTCTTACGACTCTTACGCTCATAATTTCTCCTCTGAATTTCGTTAATTGATTCTTTTATAATGTCTTTGAGTATACGTGACTCAGCAACATTTTTTTCTTCGGCAATAGGTCTGACATATCGTAGTAGTTCCTCAGTATAACTTGAAGGTACATCAATTGTCAATAGATCTGACTCACCACCATGATTGGTTGGTTTCAAATTTAAATAGACATTCATTTAAGTCTCCATATAAAAAGAGACCCTTCAGGTCTCTTTTGTTGTACACTATATATCAAAGCTCAAAGTTATTCTTGGTTCAATAACATAAGGACAGTGATATGTTTCTTTTGGAATGTATATACCATCACCAGGTTTAACATCTATCATACCAATTCCCTCAACATCATATCTCATAGTACCAACAGACTGAACAAGTAATACATTCATAGGGTCTTTATGCTTACCATAGGTTGCTCCTCCACCACCCAAAGAAGCAAACACTTGCATCTCTTTAGCAGGCCATCGTTGTCTAACCTGATCTGCAACATCACCTATTTTATTTGGATGATACTCGTTATGTAATCCGAATGTTGGTGGACTAACCTTCTTATTGTCTGGTAGATAACCATCCATAAATCCATAGATGTCATCACCCTCTTGAGTTGGACCTTTATGTAACTGATGAAAAGAAAAGAAGGATAATGTTCCTTCTTTGTATTCGTTATCAATTTTATCTACAACATCATCCCAAGATATACCTTCACAGTATTTAAACTCTTGTTTTAAATGGATTGCACTCATGTAAAGGCAGGTTCAGTCCCTCTAATATTATACTTACACTCTTCTGGTAAGTGCATTGGTTCCTTACATAAAAAACAATTTGCAGAATACCTAGTACCTGCTGTAATTTCCTCTACTTCATGCACCCAAAAATAATCTGCTGGCCAAATCATCACATCACCTAAACCCAACTTAACTTTATGATGTCCTCCCCAAAAAGCAAATGTACCACCCTCATAGTCAGTATTTAAATTTATAGTACAACTACCATAGATACCAACATCATGGTCTACATGAGGATGTATCCAAGAACCTTTCTCATATTTCATAAGACGATACCTATGAGGGAACATCATACTACCCCTTCTAGCAACATGAAAAGCACCAAAAGTATCAGTGTAATCCCAATACTCATTAATAATCTGTTCAATAGTTTCATGTATCATATAGAAGCTAGCACTTCTATATTGAGAATCCTTAACTGAAAATGTAGAGTATGTATCTACACCACTAAAGGCTTGAGGACAATGTTCTTGTTGGGGTGGGTTTGGACTTGTCTCAAACTCATTAATGATGTATTTACAGTGCTCTGGACTTAAGAAATTTCTCTTAATATAAATTAAGTCTGTTAAAGTTGGAGCAGTCATTATAAAATTGTTAGTATACTATTTAGATAT